CTTCTTTAGTTATTAAACCTCTATCTCTTGCATATTCTAATATTCTTAAATTATAAGCATCTAATTCATTAGATATTTTATCATACTTCTTAATTAAATTTTTATTAGCCACAACCTCTCTTGCAGCTTTTATATCAAATCCATGATCAATTCCTCTTTCATGTAATTCAATAATTCTTTTAGAAACTTTATAAGTATTAAATTCTAAATATGATTTTTTATCTTTACCTATAGGTTTTAACACTTCTTTAAAAGACTTACCATTTATTTTTAAATTTTTATCTAAAGTTCCTATTTCAATGAAGTGTCCAGCTCTATGTTGCATACCAACAAGAGTTCTAAATCTTTCGTAGATACTTAATTGTTTAGTTCTATTTTTTGTTTTATCTACTAATCTAACCATTCGAAGTATTGGATGATGTCTATCTAACAATTCTTGAGTTAATTTATCTTTAGTTCTTTTAACAGTTACTTCTTCTTTTTCAAAACGAAGTTTTTTTAAAATTTTATTTTCAGCTTCTGTTTCTAATTTAATATCTTTTTTAAAATTATCTTCTTTAAATACAGGTTCTGATTTTGGTTTTTCGTATGTTCTTGGTATTAATATATTTTTACTTGATAAATCTTCGACAACTGTTTTGTCAGCAACATAATCTGTTAATATATCTATTGCATTGTTATTTGTTTTTTTTATTGTATTAATAACTTTAGCTCCACCAGATTCAGCTAAACCAAATGTAGCAAACAATATTGTAGAATCTATTAGTTGATCTTTACTAGGTAATTCTTGTTCTATAATTGCACCTGATCCTTCAAATCCACCTACTCTTAATAAAAGTTTAGATAAAAAGTTTTTTCCATAACTTCCTAATTTAAAAGCACTACCTAATTGTATTGCTTCTTTTGCACCAGCTTTAACTCCTTCTTTTGTATAAATATCCCAAAACTCTGAAAAACTATGAACCTTATCTTCTTGTAACATATTCAAATATGTTTCTCTAATTGAACCTGCAAAAAAACCAGTACCAGCAGCAGTGCCTGTTTTACCTGCACGACCAAAAGTTAAAAGGTTTGTAAGCAAAGCACCTGTTAGATATACTGGTAAATCTTTTGTAATGACTCCAAGATTTTGAATATTTCTTTCAACAATACCTGTGTCATTAAAAGGTTCAAGCACATAACCATCAGGTAAACCTGTACCATCATTGCCAGGTAACTGATGATAGTTTTGAATTAAATCTATAATACCCATATTGAAACCTCTATCCCAATATTTTTCTACCTCAAAAACTTCACCAACTAATTTTTCTTTTAAAGAAGTATTATCAGGTTCATTTTTCTCTACCTCTAATAATTTTTCATAAGTAGTTTGTTTTTCTTCTTTTCCTAAAGTTATAATGTTTTCCCATATTTTTTTAATCGGTCCTTTGTCTATTGGTTCATAACCAAACTCTGCTAAAATTTCATCACTTTCAAATCCAGCATTTTCTAATGTTAATACTTTTTCTTGTTTCCAAGTGTTAATTTCTTCTGATGAAAATCCACCTTTCTCTAACGCTTCTAATTGCGTAGTCAGAGTTGTCATTTTGTTAATCCTATTCTTTTTAAATAATCTTTTGTAGACTCACCAGGTAATCTTTTAGCATCTGTTTTTAAATCAAATGATTTATTTTTTTTAATTTGATCAATCATATCTTTAAAAATTTTATTTGCATTAGGCATAAAATTTAAAACATCTTTTCCAATAAATTCTTTTTTTGTAGGATCTGTTAGAGTTTTAGCAGGTACTCCACTTTGAATACCATTAATATATCTTTGATACATAATATATTTAAAATTATTTAACCTATCATCTAAACCAGAATCAATACCTACTAATACAGGAGAACCTTGAACTGGCATTTTATAATAATCTATAAATTCAAAAAATGATTTCATTTGAGAATATGTTTCTGGATTTTTATTTTGTGAATCTAACATTGAACTTAAAAATGTAAGGTCTTTTAAATTAACACCATTTTCATATCTTTCTATAATTGATTTTCCTTCACCAGTTTCTCCTGGTAATAAAAATTTATCTGTTACTTGATTAACTTCATCATTAACAATTAAGTTAATTATTTTAGAATTTGTATCAAAACTTGAAATAGATTTGCCTTTACTATTAACAATTTTTTCATTTAAGTCTTTAAACTGTTCAATAATTACAGGAGTGTTTCCAAATAATTCTTCTATTTGTTGATCAAGTACACCATTTTTTTTATCCATTTCTTCTATTATTTTTTTTGATTCTAAAGCTGTTTCTGCTTGTATAATTTGATTTTGAGCTAGAATACTAAACTGCATATCAGTTCTTTTAGCTCTTGCTTTTTTATTAAAGAAACTTTTAAATTCTGTTTTTTCTGTTACAGATAAACTATTATATAAATTTTGTAACTCTTGATTATTACCAAATGTTCCTTCTGCTATTTCGTCATAAGCTCTGCTTAATAAAGCAGGTGCAGCATCAGGAGGTAAATCAAGTGATCCTGTTAATACTTGAAACTTACTTTGTAATATATTTTCATCTGCTGTAGCGGATAAAGCTATTTTTTGTTCAGCAGATAATAAATCAAATTTACCAGCTTCAACCGCTTCTTTAAAAGCAAAAGGTTGTGCAGTAGCCATACTTTCTGCTAAAGTTGTTACACCAAATTGATTGTATGCTTTAATTAAAATTTTCTTTTGACCTTCATCATAATTAGAATTTGAATTAATTTTATCAATTACTTTTTGAGTATATATATCTATGTATGCAGGTCCTACATCTTTTAACACTAATGCTTCTTTAGAAATATAATCTTCATCTATATCTTTTGATAATGTAATTTGCTCTGTTCTTGATCCTTCAAGAGCTTTTGTTTTTAAAATACCTGCTGTAGAAAAAAATTTCTTCTCAATAGCTTTTTTAGTAAAGTTATCTATATTATTAAATTTATTATTTTTAAAATAATTATACAAACTATTAACACTATTATCATGATATAATGCTGCGTCTGTTGGGTCTCCATTTTTTTTAGCTGTACTTTGAATACTAAATAAACCTTCTTGAATGGTATTTCCATTAGCATCTTTTTGATCTATGTACATATCAGATAATAATTGATACGCTTTATTATCTGCTTCTAATTTTTTTTCTTGTATATATTCTTTAGTTAAAAAATCTGTAACAGGTTCTACTGTTCTAAAAATATTTTCAGTAACCTTAATACTAGGTATAGTTCCAGTATTTCCAGTTTCTGATGTTATTCTTCCTTGTATATCGTATGTTGGTATCTTTGGCATACTATCCTGTCATTGTTAATAAACTTGTTCCTGCTTGACTAGCAATTCTAATTTGTTCCATTGTTGACCTTTGTTTTGCAAGAGTTCCTTCTATTCTTGCAAATGATGCTTCTTCAAAAGCTCTAGCTTGTCCTACTTCTGTATTATATCTCATTATATCTTTTTCTATTTCTGCATTATATAAATTTGATAATTTAATTAATTTTGCTGTACCAGAAAATTCTGCTCCAGATTTTAAAGTATTAACAACTTGAGTTGATTCAAGCTGTTTAAATTTTTTATCAAATTTTTGTAAATCTAAAGTTAATTGATTTTCAAGAGCTTCAGCTTTTTGTTCTGCTACTAATGCTCTTCTATTAAAAGCTGCTTGTTGATATGAACCAATAGCACTTGCTTGTTGCATACCAAGTAATGCTGATCCACCTACTATGAATGGTGCTGCTGGAGCTAAAAATCCCATTAAAATATCCTCGCATATCTATATTGGTCTGAACCATCAAAACCATAGTGTTTCATTAATCCCTCGTTTTCTAATCCTAACCATTCTGCAAATCTTATACCTTTATCAAAATCTGATCTTACAGCAGTTTGAACTCTTTTAATATTATATTTTCTTGCAACTTTAGCAAAATCTTTTTTGATTGCTTTAGCAACTGATAAAGGATGATTCCAAACATCTTGTGTTGCAATTACCCAACCTTCTGCTACCTGACCCCAAATCATTTTCATACCAGCAGCAAAAATTGGTTTCTTACCAACGAGTCCTGTAAAAGAAAGGTGGTCTTGCACAAGGTTCATAGCATCTCCTTCAAATCTAGCATCCTTATCCATAAGTGCGTGGTTCATTTGGCATGATAGGATAAATTTTCCATGTTCAGCAGTATAGGGTACTATATGTAGTATATTATCCATCATTCGTAGTCAACCTAGGGTATAACGATAAAATTGTAAAAGGTAAAGGTTGTCTTTGCCTAACAAAGATAAAACCATCTGTTTCATAGTTTCCTCT